TTTAATGAAAGTGCCGCAATAGGATTCCTTCCTCCTCTCAGAGATGCACAATACTATGTAAAACTTTTGCATGAAAAACACCAGTATCAATTTATAGCAATCACAAGTTTGAGTTTAGATCCTTATGCACAAGAATTAAGAACTAAAAATCTCAACAAGTTATTTGGTGAGGACTGCTTTAAAGAAGTTATTTGTTTAGACACTGGTGCAGACAAAGACCAAATTCTAAATGAATTTGGTAAAAAATATCCTGGAAACTTTTGGATTGAGGACAAGCCTCAAAATGTTGATTGGGGTATTGATGCAGGCTTTAAAGGCATCTTAATTGAGCATGGACACAATATGCATTATAATGGCCCAGCAGATGTATGTAAAAATTGGGAAGAAGTTTACAATATCATTATAAATCAATAACTTACAGTGGTTGACAAAACCATAAAAGATGCTATACTATGTTTATAGGGTTAGGAGAGTAGAACATGCAATTTCCAACAAAATTAGTAGTAGCCGCAAGTTGTGCAATTCATCGTTTAAATGGTGGCTTTTTCAAAAAGTTTGACGATGATGTATTAAGCGATAAGAAAAAATCTAATAGTTCTTTACTGTATAAACATTTCTTTGAGGGTGAGGATGTAAAAGTTCTCAAAGAAGATCACGCTCGTGCAGAAGAAATTATTGAGTATCTGCAGGGTTTAGGCTTCAAGGCACTAGAACGCAAACTTACTGATTTCGAATCTAATGTTCTTAAATTTGTTCAGTCTGAATCAGTTGGCAAGGAATCAATTGGTATTGCCGCAAGTTTACCTAAAGTCTATCTAAATAAATTAGAAGCAGATACTTGGCAGGACAGAGAAAACCAGTTGGGCAGGAACAGTGGTTATTTAGGTAATTTAAATGAGCGAGGAACATTTGATTTAGACATTGAGTTCATCAAATTTATACCTCGAACTGGTAGTTATTTAGTTACCGCTAATAGTAATGGTAACATTGTTAAGTTCTTTGCACAGACCACAAACACTAATGTCGGTACACTAGTGCCTAACGAAACTTATTCTGTAACTGCTTATGTAAAAAGTCAGCAGGTCAGTAACTACACAGGCTTCAAAGAAACCATGCTTAACCGCATCAAGTTTGTAGAAAAGTTATAATTTGTTTCTATAAATACTAGTATGAACATACTCATACTAGCGGCTTCTCCTAGAACAGGATCAACATACCTCCAAGACGCTTTAATACCTGAAAGGTATTTTGAAAATTTTTCTTATACACCTGAGGGCAGAGATAAAATGTGGTTAACATCTCCGCCTGAACTCGATCATACCATGCATGTATCTCCATATGGAGAAATACATCTCTACGGTGAGCATTGGGCAACAATAGATAAAAATCTTATGTATGCTGAATGGGATTGGTGGTACAAGACTGATCCTGAGAACACACTGAGGGTAGTTAAAGTATTTCCTAATCATCTATTAGCAAAAGGTATTACTAATATAAATTATCTTTTAGAAAAAACTGACAAGGTATTTGTTTTGTTTAGGAAAGATTATACAGCAGTAGTTTACAGTATATTAGCCGCACAAAAAACAAATAATTGGAGTCCTAATAGGTTAGAACAATCTATAAACATAACTAAAAAGGAATTTGATTCAACAGCGGAACAGGTGTATAATAGTTATGTTGATACTATATCCTTTATCAAAAAATATAATGGCAAAGTTGAAGTGATCTGCTTGGAAGAGGACTTACCGAGTAAACCATACAAACAAGTTTATACATTTAATAACCCTCAATTTGAAGTAGATAGAAAATTCAAAGCATTTTACAACGAATTTAGGAGATTGGGCTTACCGTCTGCTGTAACTAAAAGATTCGATAAATAGTACTATAACACATAGGCAGAGGAGTTATAGTATGGCAGAAGGTAATGCATCTGTTCACCATCCAGCAGATATAAACGGGGATGGTAAAGTAAGTAAAGCAGAACAAGATATGTACTTGGAATTCAGACGTAAAGAACTAGAAGACCAAGACGCAATGAGAGACGCACAACGTAAAATGGCGTGGTTCTCATTATATGGAATGTTAGCATACCCTGTTCTAGTTGTTGGTGCTAATGTAGCAAAACTAGAAGATGGTGCTAGAATTTTAGGAGATATGGCCGGAGTATACTTTATTGCAGTAGCAGGTATTGTTGCCGCATTCTTTGGTGCTCAGGCTTGGTCAGGTAAAAAATAATGTTTATTAAACACTTTGCAAGAATGTTAACTCGAGATGAACTCACAGATGAAGAGGTTATCATCTATTTCGACATCGTGCAAAGTGTTGTACCTACAAAACTAGTAACAGCCTACGATGAAGATAAAGAACAAGTAGGCATAGAAGTTATAGGGTATGAATCCGAAGATGACAATGGAGAGATATTCATCTACGAAATTATACTCGAAGAAGAAATCGATGCTGATGAAGGTGATGAAATTTCAAAAATGTTGTTTGACGAATTTGATGATGTCACCTTTACTTTTGAAGCATCTGTAGAGATATAACATATGGCATATAATCACCCATCAACAGGAACAGGCGCAAACTGGCAATTAAACAATTTGCACACTGCAATGGATCGCAACAGCACTGGCGAGCCAGTTCTTCGCACAGTGGGCGGTTCATTGGATTACAGCATCAGTATATCAAGCGGTAATTTAGAAGGTGTTGCATACATTGAAAAGTTTGGCATGAACGAAGATGTAGACAGCACCAAAGAAACCATATGGGACGGTGGCGCACTTTACGATTATTTGACTGCTCCCGAAACTGTGAGTGTGACCAGCAGTAGCGGTAACGACAGTGCATCTGGCACAGGTGCTAGAACTGTTGAAGTACAAGGGTTAGATGCTGACTATAACGTGGTAACAGAGAGTCTCACTGTGGGTGGTCCAGCAGGGTCACAGCAATTCCTTCGTGTGTTTCGTGTGCTAGTTGTAACATCTGGAACACTTAATACTAATGCTGGTGTTATCAGCGTTACCAGTACAGGCACTGCCAAAACACTTGCAAAAATTGTTGTGTCAGGCGGCAGTGGGTTAGGACAAACATTCATGGCATTATACACAGTGCCTGCAGGTAAAACAGCATATATCACACAATGGACTGTGGGTTCTGGCAAGCAGAACACAGATGCTATCTGTTTCTTAGCATCTAGACCATTTGGTGGCAGTTGGAACAGCAAGGATGTGATCACAGTCAGTGCTACCACATCATTTAAAAACTACACTATCCCGATGATGTTTGAAGAAAAAACAGACATTGAGGTTAGAGGATACTCATCTACTAACAACAGTTTAGTCAGTAGCACATTTAATCTTGTTCTCATCGACAACTAATGATTGTAACAGTTCATTATCTAGACAACGAATTCGTTGCTTTTGACGAAAATGGAAATAGTATAACAAATAGAGCAATACTAGAACAAATTTCGTTCGAGCCATTCCCAGGCTATAAAGGTGTTATACACTTAAAAATTCCGGACCAACCAACCCAAGAGATTGTACCACTCGATATTAAAATAAATCTTGACAAACCATAAAGTTCTGTTATACTTGTTTCGTCCACATAAATATTCACACACAAGGAAATAATATGGCATTTAACAAAACATTCAACGCAGAAGAAGTTGCAAGACTTAAAAAATTAATTCAAGAAGGTGACCAAGTACTGTTTGAAGTTGATGCTCTCAATGAGGGCCTCAGAGAAACAGTAAAGGCTATTGCAGAAGAAATGGAACTCAAGCCTGGTGTACTTATGAAAGCAATTAAAGTTGCACATAAAGCCAAGTTCCAAGAAGAGTTTGATAAATTTGATGAACTCGAAACTATTTTAGAGGCTGTTGGCAAAACCCTCTAATGTACGATCCCATCGCCACGTTCACAGACTCTAGAGGCTACAAAACAATGGTGTTCGACAACGTCATGCCCGATGATGTTGCAAACACTTGGTTAGAGCAGAGACAGTCTGTAAAATTTTATAAAACAAAACAGCAAAGAATACCCATGAGTTTTAGGGTACATGCTGTTAATTGGCGAGAAAGAAAATCATTGTTTAATTTACATGATTGGATAGTTCCGTATTTAAAGCAGTGGCATCCGGATCTCACAGCAGATGGATTTGCTAGATCGTTTATAAATCTTTATCAAAAAAACGATTATATACGGGTGCATGCCGATTTAGATGATCGTGATTATGGAGATGAAGACACATACTGTGTAGCACTAGTATTTTTAACTCCAGATAACTATATAAAAAATCCGCAAGATTGTGGCTTTGTTGTAAACAATAGTTTTGGTACTAGAGACTTTGTTGTACACAATAAATTTAATCGTTTAATACTAATGGATGCTAGAAGTTTACACGAGCCAATTGTCCCTAGTGATGACGTACAACGATTAACACTTTATGCGGGATATACAATAAGTCCTAAGTTAATAAAAAGAAAGGACGGATCCAGTAACGAAAGTAGAAGGATCGAAAAGGGCGAGGTTCCTGGTACGCAGTATACCTTAGAGCTAAGTGATTTTATTTTTGTTGATTGACAAAAATATAAAATTTGTTATAATATATTTGGTGTTGCGACAGCCTAAAAGTGTTGCTTGGAGAAAACTAAATGAGTTATGTAGATGCATTCTACGACAAGAACAAAGATATTGTTCGTGTATGTGAAAGGATTGATGGCAAGAGAATCTTAACAGACTTAAGGCCAGAATATAACTTTTACATTGCAGATCCAAAAGGTTCAAAACAAAGTATATATGGCGAGAAGGTTACAGAGATTCGCTGTAAGACTCTCAAGGACTTTCGCAAAAATGTTGCTATAAACAATCATAATAAATTGTTTGAAAGCGATATTAGACCTATAAACAAAACACTAGAAAAACATTTCAACGGAGCAGAGCCTCCCAAACTACAAACTGCATTTTTTGATATCGAGGTAGACTTTGACCCAGAACGCGGTTACAGTTCTCCTGATGATCCATTCACACCAATTACTGCAATAGGTATATACTTGGACTGGCTCCAAGCAATGATTTGTTTAGCAGTTCCACCAAAGACCCTCAGTTGGGAGCAAGCACAAGAGATTGCAAAAGATTTACCAGAGGTCATATTATGCAGAACTGAAACAGAGATGCTAGAACACTTCTTGGCAGTAATTGAAGATGCAGATATATTAAGTGGCTGGAATAGTGAAGGATATGATATTCCTTACACATACAATCGTATTGTGCGTACATTAGGTAAAGCACAAACTCGCAAGTTATGTTTGTGGGATCAATTTCCTAAAGAGCGTAACTTCGAAAGTCATGGCTCAGAAAGAACTAGTTATGATTTAGTAGGGCGTGTACACTTAGACTATATGCAACTTTATCGCAAATACAACTATGAAGAGCGACACAGTTACAGACTAGACTATATCGGTGAAATGGAAATAGGTGAGAAGAAGGTAGCCTATGAAGGTTCGTTGGATAGACTTTACAATCACGACTTTCTCAAGTTTTTAGAATACAACATTCAGGATACAATTCTTTTGTATAAACTGGATCAAAAATTACAGTTTATTGATCTTGCTAATACTATTGCACATGATAACACCGTACTTCTACCAGTAACAATGGGTGCTGTGGCAACTACCGAACAAGCAATTATCAACGAATCACATAGACGTGGTTATGTTGTGCCCGATAGAATCAGGGAGCGGCAAACTGATACACAAGCCGCAGGTGCTTATGTGGCCTTTCCAAAGAAAGGCTTACATGAATGGGTAGGATCAATGGACTTAAACAGTCTGTACCCTAGTGTGTTTAGGGCGTTGAACATGGCCCCTGAAACTATTGTTGGCCAACTGCGACAAGACTACACAGAAGAAGAAATTAAAAATAAAATAAAACTAGAAAAGAAATCATTCGCTGATGCTTGGTTAGGTAAGTTTGGCAGTAATGAATATGAAATGGTTATGTCCAAAGATGTAAATCATAAAATGCATTTGGATATGGAAGATGGCTCAAGTGTTGAGGTAACCGGTGCCGATGTCTATAACTTAGTATTCAATAGTGGTCAACCTTGGAACATCAGTGCTAACGGGACTATTTTTAAAACAGATTTCCAGGGTATTGTACCTGGATTATTGGAGAGATGGTATGCAGAAAGAAAAGAACTACAAGCAAAGAAAAAACAAGCAACAACAGACGCTGAAAACGCATTTTGGGATAAGAGGCAGTTGGTTAAAAAGATTAATCTCAACAGTTTGTATGGTGCTATTCTTAATCCTGGTTGTAGATTCTTCGACAAAAGAATCGGTCAATCTACAACACTTACTGGACGGGCCATTACCCGGCACATGGGAGCAGAAACAAATAAGATGTTTACTGGAAAATATGACCATACAGGAGATACAATTATATACGGCGACACAGATTCAGTTTATTTCACAGCCGTTCCAGCCTTGCCAGAAGACACAGTACTTGACTTAGAAAGTGCTGTTAAACTGTACGACCATATATCAGATACTGTTAGCGATACTTTCCCGCAGTTCTTAAAAGACACATTTAATGTGCCATTAGAAGCAGGGCAAGTAATGAAAGCAGGACGAGAAGTAGTTGGTCGTGCTGGTTTGTTTATTACCAAGAAGCGTTATGCAATCAATGTATTAGATTTAGAAGGTTGGCAACCAGAAGGTGGTAAACTAAAGATCATGGGTCTCGACATCAAGCGAAGTGATACTCCTGAATTTGTACAAGATTTCTTAGAAGAGATACTGCTTGATTGCCTAAATAAACACGGTGAAGATGAAGTTATACAAAAGATCAAAGACTATAAAGCATACTTTAAAAGTTTAGATCCGTGGAAGAAAGGTATGCCTAAACGTGTAAACAACTTGACCATGTACGAAGAAAAGATGTTAAAGCAAGCAAAAGTACCTGAGAATTATAGACTGCATAAATTAGATGCTCTTAAGGAAGAAAAGTCTAACAATATGATTCCAGGACATGTTAGAGCAAGTATCAATTATAATAACTTGCTAAAAGTAAACGGTGACAACTACAGTATGAAGATCACAGACGGTGCAAAAGTTATTGTGTGCAGAATGAAAAGTAACCCTATGGGTTATACCAGTGTTGCATATCCTACAGATGAACTACAACTGCCACAATGGTTCAAAGAATTGCCGTTTGATGAAGAAGCAATGGAAGAAGCAGTTCTAGATCGTAAGATTGAAAACGTTATTGGTCAAATGGGTTTTGATCTAAAACGTATTAATGAAAGCGAAACTCTGCAGAACTTTTTTGAGTTTTAAAATGAGTACTACCAAAGAGCAAAAACTAGCGGCATTCAAAGAAGCAGTAAGTGATACTGCTTTAGCAACTGTATTAAACTTTCCATTAAACTTATTGTTAGTTACTATTGCTAGAGCATTAGAATTAACAATCTTGCAAACAAGTATATTCTTTACTGTGGTGTTTAGTGTTGTTGCTATACTTAGAAAGACTTGGGTACGACTTTATTTCTTTAAAAAAGATCTAAAAAAACGGACAAAAAATGCTTGACAGATCTAAATATACATGTATAATATAAAACAATAATCTAGGAGGCCCATATGGCAAATTATGTAAATGATATTTTCAAGGACGTACTAAAGCACACACATAGTCTTGGTATCTTTGAAATGGTGAAGATTACAGGTACACTGGACGAAACTGTATTAGAATCGGTTGATCCTGAAAAAACTGTTATCTTTAAAGGTAAACTAAAGAATCCAGTTCCAGACTTTATTGATTCAACAGTAGGTCTAAGTAGAATGGGCGTATTAGACGGCTCATTAAAATATCCTGGCTTTAGTGATGAGAATGCAACTGTGAGTATTCTAAAACAAGACAGAAACGGAACTGAAGTTCCAGTAGAGATAGAATTTAAATCTCCTGATGGCACTGATGCACATTATAGATTTATGTTAGCGGATGTTATTAATCAGCAACTTAAAGCAATCAAGTTTAAAGGTGCAGAGTTTGATATTGAATTTATACCAACTCCTCAGAATCTTAAGGACTTAACATACTGGAATGGTGTATTAGGAGCATACGAGCAAAACTTTACTCCTAAAACAGATGGCACTAGTTTGTGGTTCCATATCGGTGATGGTGTAAGTGATAGAACAAAGATTAAGATCAGTGATGCTATTGATGGTTCTGTTAGTAAAGACTGGAAATGGCCTCTAGACATTGTTCTTAAAATTTTACGTTTAGGTGATAATGGCATTGCAACATTGAGCATCAACGATCAAGGACTATTACAAATTGTTGTAGATAGTGGACTTGGCGAATACACATACTTGTTACCAGCAAAGAGTTAATTTATGAGTGATTTAGGAAAAACACAATCAGATTATGCAGTTTATTTGCCTGCTATATCTAGTTTTTATACAAAACAATTACAAAAGGCAATTGATAATCCTGATGAATGGCGTGTACCAGAAGGCTTTGAAAAGGGCCTAGAAGGTCTCAACTTCCTAGATCCGGATAACAGTTACTTTCATTATCCATATGGACTGTACTCTGCAGGCCATGCTCACTTAGATATTGAGAAGAGCAACAAAGAAGAAGCAATGGTGCAAGGCAGAGATCAAAGCAAAACAATGATATTAGGAGACTCAGGCGGTTTCCAAATTGCTACAGGTGTACTTAAAATGGATTGGGCGAACGCCAAAGATCCTAATGACCCTGCAAGATTAGCATTGTGTGAAAAGATTCTCAAGTGGGAAGAACACACGGCCGATTGGGCAATGACTCTTGATATTCCAGGCTTTGCGGCGGCTCCACCTTACAGTGCCAAAACAGGACTTACCAGTTTCCAGGACACAGTTGATATCTCAGTTCTTAACCTAGATTATTATATGAGGAACAGAAATCCTGAAAAGTGTAAGTTCTTAAATGTACTATCCGGTTCTGATGAATACACATCAGATCAATGGTACGAAGCAGTAAAACATTTTAGTGATCCAGCATTTGTAAAAGATGCTTACGGAGATGAATCGAGAACACTAGAAGGTTACGCATTTGCAGGTATTAACATGCGTAACATGAGATGTGTGTTAAAGCGATTGCTTAAACTTCGTGAAGATGGCTTGTTAAAAGACAAGGGCTGGATTCACTTTCTTGGTACTGGTAGACTGCAATGGGCATGTCACTTAACTAGTATTCAAAGAATGTTGCGTAAGCATGATTCACCTAACATCACACTAAGTTTTGATGCGGCATCTCCTTTTGTTAATACAGCATACGGACAAACTTATGCATATAACATCTTTGAAAACAAAGGCAAAAGGTTTGGTTACTTTATGGATCGAGCATTTGATAATCAAAGGTGGAAGGGATCTAAACAACCAGTGCCGTTTGGACATTCACCTGTGATGAGCAGACTCACAATGGGCGATCTATGTTGTATGGCTGAAGGTGACTTAGATAGAAATGGTAAAGCAAAAGGTGCTGACAGTACAAGTTGGGATACATTAAGTTACTTGTTCTATATGGGTCACAGTGTATTTAATCATATTACAGCAGTACAAGAAGCAAACAGACTCACTGATGTAGAAAAGTATAGGATTGATTGGAGTCATAAAGACTTTATCTTTGATAAGAAGAGCAAAGCAACCAATGATATTTCTCCGTATGTGCCTGCAGATGTAATTGCATTTGACAGTTTTGTACAGGAAGTATTAGACCCTGCATGTCCTAATCCACACGAACTTATTGATCAATACGACAAATTAATACAACATATTAACTTTGGCATTTACAAGGTACAAAGTGAAAACCCTCAAGATGCTATTAACAGTTTCTTTGAGGAAGAAACAGTGGTTAGTGAAGTACACGAAGATGAGGAAAGAGACTTTGCAGATGTGATGATGGACCCAGCAATGACAGGAGATTTCTTTGAAGAATAGAGACGGACACACAGATGATACCAAATTCTTTATTGGTATTGAAGTAGAACAAACACCTGCTTACGGACAAAAAACATTGTTTGTTGTAGGTAAACAAAACCCTAAGGAGATCCTCGCCAGAGCACTTAATTGCGATTGTCCTCATGTATACTTAGGTGCTAACCAAAGTTTTGCTCCTGACCACACAGAAGAGGACAGCAAAGAATGGGATCATATCATAATGACTCTGGTCAAAGAAGGTGTGTGGACTACATTGGACTTTGATGTAGCAGATACAGAATGGGTATTAGAAAGTGGTGCAACAGAGTATCATAATTTTATTCCTCAGATTAGTGTAAAGATTCCTTACATTAACCAGTTAGGATATAATGCTACATTAAAAATTGACGACAAGGGATTTAAAGCAAGTAATCCAGGCGTATGGTGCCACAGTTTACCTGCACTACAAACTAGAGAAACATTTACCGATTGGACCAAATATACCAAAGACGAGGTTATTGATTAATGGAAACTTTAGCAGGCTGGCTGTTTTTTGTGCTGTTAGGGATTGTGAATACTGTAATGTATATACTCATTGACGGTTATTTTAAAGGAGACATCGCAGGAGTAAGAGATGGAGATGAAATATGATAAAGGAACTATTGAAAAAAACAAATAAATTGCATTGGACTACAGTGATTACTGAAAGGGCTATTATTGCTCTCATTGGTGTTTGCACTGTGATTGCAATCGGTGATTACATGTACGGTATGTGGATAGCACAATCTGTTGTTTTAGCAGATTTGTTTATGCTGTTTATCTTTGCAGAGGTTGTAGCAATGATTGGTGCTTTTTATAATACAGAACGCATACCAGTTACATTGCCCATTATTATTGCTATCACAGCACTATGCAGACTTATAGTGTTGCACAGCAAGGAAATGGAAAGTATGGACCTATTAGGTGAAGCAGGTGCAATTTTAATACTAGCAGGTGCGGCTTATGTAATGAGTCTAAAGGATAAATTAAGCCTAGAAAAATTGGAAAGGACCAAAAAAAGTGGTTGACAAACCATTGTTTTATAGTATAATAAACTAATATGAAAATAACTCTATCAGGCAAAAAAGGCAGATCTACTGTAACAAATGATATTGAAGTAGGAGACCTTAGTAGCGAAGAAAATTTACAAGAAGTTATCTTAGAATTTTTTGATTTCTTACAAGCGATGGGTGCCGAATTGCCCGACGAACTGTTAGATTTGTTGGACGAATATGATTGAAGTAATAAATTTTATTTTAGGTGCAGTGCTCATTGTGGTTATGCTGTTTTTTGCATATATGAGTTCACACTTAGTAAGTGAAAAGAAAGCAGGACATACAATTCCTTTGCCATGGGAAAAGGGCAGTAAATTGAGGAAAGTATTTGACAAAAATCAAGTCAAGTATAGAGACGGAGACAACACATGAAAAAACTGAGCAACAAACTAAGAATGTTTAATAATAAAAAGAACAATGCAAATCACGCAAAGAAAGCCGCAAGGAAAAGAATTGCTAAGGCAAGAACAGCGAGTATAAGATGAGAAGTATTTGGGTAACATTTAGTAAAGAGGGTATTCACAAGTACCCTGCCGCCTTGGAAGATCCTAATTTAGCAACAGGCGATTGGGATGATGTAAGTTTCTTAGGATATCCACACAGACACATCTTTCACTTTAAGGTATGGCTTGAAGTGTTTCATGATGACAGAGACGTAGAATTTATACAGTTCAAGAGATGGATGGAAAGACTGTATGCTGAAGTAGACAGCAGTAGCAGTGTACTACAATTAGATTATAAATCGTGCGAGATGATCGCAGATGAACTAGCGGAGCATGTACAAGCAATGTATCCTAATCGCTGGTTAAAGATTTCAGTAGCCGAAGATAATGAAAACGGTTGCGAAATGGAGTATCCTGTAGAAGAACAGGATGGTCCAAATTTTGAAGATACAGACGCAATAGCAGATGTATTCGAAAGTTTAAAATAAAGGAGAAAGTGATGGAAACACATTTAAAACTAAAAGCTCTTTTCGAAGAGTATCAAGCAGAACAAGACAATTTTGAAATCAAAGGTGTTAAAGCATCTGCGGCAAGAGCAAGAAAAGCTCTTATGGAAATTACCAAACTTGCTAAAACAAGAAGAGGCGAGATCCAAGACAAGAAAAATAGTATGTAATTATGGCTGAAACCGAATCAAATACCGAAGTAAAGCCTGAAGTAATCAGCAAAGAAGAAGCAGATCGTTTGGATGACTATGCACAAAATTTAAACGATCCTGTTACTAAAGTTGTTGACTATGGAGGTCTTGTTGAGGGAAAAGGCAAAAAGAAATGATATATATTGTAGAGCTAGAACCAGTAGAAACAAGATACACTGCCCAGTGGAAAGAACATTTGCCTAAACAAATGGCTAATGCTGGATTAGATGTGGAAGTTATTACAGGTCCTGATGATGCTCCGCAAGATACAACACCAGGTGCATTTCTAAATTTTAGTGGCACTAATTACTGGAAAAGTGAACAACTCAAGACCATAAGTCAAATGTTCGCTGACGGTACAGTTAAAGATGGTGATTATTTCTTATACACTGATGCATGGAACCCCACAGTTCTGCAATTAAAATATATGGCAGAACTGTTAGGGGTTAACATTAAACTTGGCGGCATGTGGCATGCTGGCAGTTATGATCCTGCAGACTTCCTAGGTCGTTTGATTGGTGATGCACCATGGTGCAGACTGGCAGAGGAAAGTATGTTCAATGTATTTGATCATAATTTCTTTGCAACACAATTCCATATAGACATGTTCTTAGAAGCATTTCCTAATGTAGATAAATCTAAGATACATCGAGTAGGCTGGCCTATGGAATATATGGAACCCCTTTTAAGAGAATATGACATTCCAACTAACAAAATGGATCTAGTCTTATTCCCGCATAGGGTTGCTCCTGAAAAGCAAGTTGAAATATTCAAAGACTTAGCAAAGGAAATACCCGATGTAGAGTTTGTTGTAGCACAAGAACGAAACTTATCAAAAGATGAATATCATATGTTGTTAAGTAGAAGTAAAATTGTGTTTAGTGCTAACACACAAGAAACACTAGGTATTAGTTGTTTCGAAGGTGCTTTAGTAGGTGCATACCCTATGGTACCCGACAGGCTAAGTTATACAGAAATGTATGGACATAGTTTTAAATACCCAAGTAGTTGGACTGAAAATTGGGACAGTTATTTGGCTAACAAAGATAAACTTATCAAACATATCAATCTTATTTTACATATAGACCATGAACAAGAAATTGATAAGTTGGCTAATAGTTTATCATCAGACTTCTTTAGTGGCAAAGCACTATACGAAGTAATCCAAGGAAAGTAAAATGAATGAAGATAAAACAATTTTAGTAACAGGAGGTAGCGGATACATTGGTAGTGTAACTTGTAAACTGTTGGTTGATAGCGGATATAATGTTATTAATATCGATAGAGTAAAACGAGAACAACCTGGTGTAAGTCAGTATCCTTTTGATATTGATAATCATCAACTCAAAGGTGTAATACAATTAACTAAACCTGATGCTATTATACATTTAGCCGCTGATCACAGTGTGCCTAACAGCATCAGTTCACCTGATAGTACTTATTTTAATAATGTTGCTAATAGTGTGAGTTTACTTAAACATGCTGTTGATGCTGGAGTTAAGTACTTTGTATTCAGTAGTTCAAGTTCTGTATACGGAAACACTGACGGTACTCCAAGCGAAGAGATAGATTCTACTAATCCAATAACCCCATATGGCAAAAGCAAAGCAATAGTGGAAAGTATCCTCGAAGACTTTTCTAATGCATTTGAATTTACTTTTGCAAGTTTAAGATATTTTAATGCCGCTGGTAGTTACGAAGGCTTAGGATATCGCTTAGATCCTAAAGAGCATTTAGTTCCTATTGTTGTTGAATGTGCATTAAATGATAAAGAACTAACCATCAATGGAGATGACTATGCTACTGTTGACGGTACATGTCAAAGAGATTATACTCATGTATTAGACATTGCTATGGCCCATGTTGCCGCACTTAACTATTTGTTTGATGGCGGTGATAGCAATATATTCAATGTGGGTGGCGGTAATACTACAAGTATTAAACAAGTTATTTCTGAAGTAGAAAAACAAACAGGTAAAACTATCAAACAAGTAGTCGGTCCTAAAAGAATAGGTGATCCTGCTGTAACCAGTGCAAACATATCAAAAGCAAATGACCTGTTAGGTTGGTCTCCTACACAAACCTTAGAAACTATTATTAGCACAGAATTGGAGTATGCAACTAATGCCAAATAAGTTATATGTATCATTCACAGATTTAGAAAAGCAACTAGCAGATATAAATCAACAAATATCACATGATAGATATAATCCTGAAATAATTATAGGACCTGGCAGAGGAGCATATATTCCTGGCGTAATGTTAAGTCATTACTGGAATGTACCGTTTGAAGCATTTAATTGGCAGACTAGAGACGGGTCCCAGAAAAACAAAAATCATTTGCGAGAAATTCTAAATAAGTATGTCCACAGTAATATTTTACTTGTAGACGATATAAACGACACAGGAACAACATTAAAGGAGATCGTTTCTATTATGGAAGAAGAAGTTGGCTATGCAGATTGGAGGGTAGCAACACTATTTAATAAAACCCAAAGCAGTTTTAAAAATGTAGACTTTTATTCAACTGAACTAACACCGGATTATGATCCGTGGATTGTTTTTCCTTATGAGGAGTGGTGGAAATGAGAACAGCAGAGATTAGGCGAGAACCTAATTGGGTAACAAGCCAAGGCCCAGATATGTTATACTTTGTAGATTTATATAAAGACAAAGAGTTTTTTGGTACTGTAGATGTTTCAAACAAAAGTATATATTATGCTCAAGATGTTGTAGAAAATTGGCAGAACGGAATCTTAGGAGAAGACAATGAGTTCATTACAAAGTTTGCACAACCACCTAGAAGCACTGAAAATTAAACACAAAGAACTTGACAAACAAGTAGATCTCGAGTATAATAACTATACTAGAGATGATATTGTCGAGAAGCATAAGATTCAAAAACTTAGGCTTAAAGACGAAATTAGACTGTTAGAAAGGCGTATAAAAGGATTAGAAGATGGCGATAAGTGATGTAATAAAAGGTAGAATTAAACAAGCAAACGGTAAGTTTTGGGCAGGTGATAATATATCTCAGTTTATGTACGAAGGTGATAAAGAAGCACTTATCGATGAACTGACGCCTAAGTTCGAAAGTGTACTAGACAGTTTAGTTATTGATATCGAAAACGATCCTAACAGTCAGGCAACTGGCAGACGTCTTGCTAAGATGTATATCAACGAATTAATGAGTGGCAGATATGATCCAATGCCTAATGCAACTGCTTTTCCTAATGAAGTTGAAGAAGGATATAAAGGCATGTTAGTTGTTCGCAGTGAACTTGTTAGCATGTGTTCTCATCATCACCAGCCAGTAAAAGGCGTTGCATACATTGGTATTATTGCAGGTGAGAAATTGATCGGCTTGAGCAAGTATACTCGAATAGCACAATGGTGTGCAAGACGCGGTACACTACAAGAAGAATTGTGCAATGATGTTGCCAGAGAAATTATGAAGGCAACTGGCAGTGATAACGTTGGTGTTTACATTCAAGCAACACATGGTTGTTGTGAAAATAGAGGCATCATGGCAACTAGCAGTTTAACGCAAACAACTGTATTAGAAGGTGCTTTTGCAAACGATCCTGCAACTAAAAAAGAATTTATGGATAATATTAAACTTCAACAAGAATTTGCGTGTGGTAAATAATGGGTTTAGAGACTAGAGGTAAAAACGTAGTAGTAACATCTGGCAATGGTGTAATTGTTTCAGACATTGCTGATAGTTTGATTGACGGTAAAACATTTGAATGGGTGCAAAAGCGTTATCCTGTATCTTATGTGGAAATTTGGGAAGTAATTGATTACTATGCAGACAAAGTTCCTCCTAAAGATAAGAATTTTAAATTAGAAAATATTGGTAATGACACCGATATTGATATTGAGGTATCGAAAGTTTCAGACACAATGTATTTTGGATTAATTAACTTTGGTAAAGTATTTCTTCCAGAATCAGATGATACTAGACTTTTATTTACAAAAGGGCTAGAAATGGTTATTACAGAAGTTTGCGAAGAACTACTTGATAACGGAGATATTTCAGAAGTAAGTAATCTACATACTGTGGTTTACAACGAACTAACGAATGTAATTGGACAGTTTGATCCCAGTGATGTACTTAAATCAATGACATTCGATGATAACGCAACAGGTACTTTACATTGAAACTAAGATATAGCGAAGCATTTTACTCAGTACAAGGAGAAGGCAGATTTGTTGGTGTGCCTAGTGTATTCCTTAGAGTATTTGGCTGTAATTTTGAATGTGCAGGTTTTGGTCAGCCACGTGGCGATCTTATACCTGTACACGAAATGCCATATGCAACTGATCCTAAAGCGGATAAAGAACATCCAGAAGCATATAAATCTATTGACGAACTTCCTGTTACGCCAATAGGTTGCGATTCCAGTGCCAGTTGGGCAATGAAGTATAAACATTTACAGATGACTAAATCTGTTGAAGAGGTGTTTGATCACATCACCAGTTTACTTCCCAACGGTACGTTCACCGGCCAACACGGTGAAGACATACACTTGGTGATCACAGGTGGTGAACCGCTACTAGGGTGGCAACGTGTTTGGCCGGGCCTTTTAGATCTTTGTGTAAAGAAAGGACTAAAGAATGTTACATTTGAAACAAATGGTACACAAGATGTTAAAAGTGAACTAGTAACATACTTTAACCTAACGCAACCTAACTTGCATGTTACTTGGAGTACATCTCCTAAACTAAGTATTAGTGGCGAAACTACAGATGACGCACTAAAGCCAGATGTATTGCTAACAATGAATCAAGTTGATAACAGTTTTTTATATAACAAATTTGTTGTGAGAGACAACGAATGTTTAAGCGAAGTAGATATGTTTGTTAACAGTTATAAAGAGTCAGGTGTAAATCTTGACTCTGTATACTTAATGCCAGAAGGTGCTACACTGGAACAACAAACATTAACAGAACGTAATGTAGCAGAAATATGCATGAATACAGGTTATAAGTTTAGTCCTAGACTACATATTAATCTGTTTGGTAATGCGTGGGGTACATAATATGGCAAAGAAAACAAAATTACCGTTTAGTATGATGCCTGCTAGTTGGGGTCTTAAGGGCAAGGCTCGTGCTAGAGCAGAAGCAGAATACTATTATGAAGGCGAAGAACTCGAAAAAGTTTTAGCAGGCATTGAGGCTGAAACTGAAAACGACAAACTGATAGCAGAACTAGATATCGATCTTAAAAACGAAAAGATTAGTCGAGCAGATTACGATAAGAAGGTTGCAGGAATTAAAAACGAACCTTATGTTAATGTTATTAAAATGGATATTAATCCAGAGAATGCAACAGCAGGTTTTATTGAATTAGACTGGAACGACCAATTTGTTAAGTTTTTACATGAGAATGGATATACTGGTAAAAGCGACGAAGATGTAGTTAATAAGTGGTTTAATGATGTGTGCAAAACTGTATTACTACAGGAACGTGCTGACTTAGATTATGGATTACAACAGGAGCGAGCAGATGTCGTCATCAAAAACGATAGAGACGAGAGCAAAGACTAAACTTGCTGAACTGGTCAGAGATATTGATCAAGTAGTTAAAGAGGGCATCGATAAAATGTCTTCGGATGAAATAGCATATATCATGACCAACTACTCCAAACACCTAAAATACGATCTAAATAGAGATTTTGAAGAAGCAAGAACTAAGAACTTGACAGAATCTCCATTTGATGCTATTATAAATGATGACTTAGGGATTAATGGTTAGTATTACAGACATTATAGGATTAACAGGCGTAGCACTATTAGTTGTTACATACGCCTTGCTACAACTTGATAAGATAGATCCTAAAGGGTTTTGGTACAGTTTTAATAATCTATTAGTTGCAATACTTGTTACTGTTAGTTTGATTTATACGCCTAACATTGCAAGTATAGTTATAGAAGTATTTTGGTTTTTAATTAGTTTATACGGTGTAATAATGTATTTTAAAAGGAAACAGGCATGAGTAAGAATACTTATATTCTTGTAGACAGTTTAAACATGTTCTTCCGTGCTAAACATGTAGGCGGCGGCAAAGACATTGACATGCGTGTAGGCATGGCTATGCACATCATGTTCAACAGCATTAAGAAGTGTTGGAGAGACTTTGGTGGTACCCATGTAGTAATGTGCCTAGAAGGTCGCAGTTGGCGTAAGGACTTTTATACTCCTTATAAAGCAAATCGTAAAGTGATCAGAGATCAACGCAGTGTAAAAGAACAAGAAGATGATGAACTGTTCTTTGAAGCATACAATGACTTAATAGAGTTCTTTAAAAACAAGTCTAATTGCAGTGTTATTAGACAGGAAAATGCAGAAGCAGATGATTTGATTGCTACATGGATACAACAACATCCAGAAGACGATCATGTTATTGTGAGCACAGACAGTGACTTTTATCAATTACTTGCAGAAAATGTTACACAGTATAACGGCACTACAGATCAAATAGTAAGTTTAGAAGGCTTTAAAAATGCTAAGACAGGTGAATGGGTTATAGATAAAAAGACAGGCGAGCCTAAGAAAGCAATTGATCCAGAATTTGTTTTGTTTGAGAAATGTATTAGAGGTGATGCTAGTGACAATGTATTTAGTGCATACCCAGGTGCAAGACTTAAAGGCAGTAAAAACAAAACTGGTATAACAGAAGCATTTGAAGATAGACTCAATGCAGGTTATAATTATAATAACTTTATGCTCCAACGTTGGGTAGACCACGAAGAAGTTGAACATAGAGTTAGAGATGATTTTGAACGTAATAGAACACTTATAGATCTTACAGCACAACCTGACGAAATTAAGGCTGAATGTAAGGCTAGAGTAACTGAAGCGGTAAATAAAGAGCCGGTCAGTCAAATTGGCATTCATTTTATGAAATTCTGTAGCAAATGGAATCTTGTAAAAATGAGTGATACAGCAAATGATTATACGGAGTTTTTAAATGGACGTCCTTGATCATGCTGAAAGAAGGTTGCGTGGAGATTGGCCTATGAATCCTTATTGGATTTATACATCTCCCGATAACGGAAAACATGTTTACAGAGCAATGAGAACTGATGTTTGTCCTGATGTATTCAGAGATATACATGGACAACCAATTAGACAATTATACTCAGTAGACGGTAATGTAGTTGCGACAGACGACGACTACGGCACACAGGAGAAACACAATGGTAACTAAAACTAAATTGCAACAAATCTCAGACGAAGCCTGGTTAGTAAGACAAGGTGAGAAAAAGTTAGGTATTTTAAACAAAGATGTAAGAGAACATTACACTTACATTACAGGTCAGACTATTCAAGTCTTTACTGATGATCTAGAAGTAAGGGATCACTTTGGTAATATTAAGTTATTCGAAGAACAGATAGATACGCCTTCTAGTGTACCAGATGAATTTTTTATTAACGGCCATAAGATTGATATAAACAATCCTATTCCTATTGAAGAGAACGATCCTAGGTATAACAAAGAAATACCACTGTATCTAAAAACAGAATCAAGTGACGTATTATACGCCGCAGGCTGGTATTGCATTAATTTTGAAAAAGGCTGGAAACATGGTCACGGTCCAAAGTATACAACTCTAACTAATTATGGTTACGAAGGCCCATTTAAAACCAAAGAAGAATGTCGTGCTATGTTGAAAAAACTTAACAAAGCCAAAAAAGTAAATGGCTAAAGACGTTACACAGTTTGCACAATATTTAAGAAATTTACAATCTACAAATGTTAAACAAGTAACCCTTGATGTAGACTTCTTAATTGATTTGCTAAACATTCCTTCTGCTATCCCTGTAAAAAAGAAAGAAAAGCCTTCTAACAAAATGAACGTCGACGGGGGAGAGTTCAGTGACGACTAAAATAGGAATCAGAGAAGATTGTGGATACAACAAAATATTCAAGTATCAATGGACAACTTCTACTTATGCATTACCCATGTCAACTTCTCATAAACTAGATAAAATGTGTGTAGGTAAATGGGGCTGGCATTTCATACCTCACAAAAACATGAATTACTCACGTGAAAACTGGTATGAAAATCAAACACTAGTTCTCACTTTTCAAAATAAATGGGACTTCATTCATGCTAGATTGAGAGTTAGTGTATGATATTTTTAACCGGCGGATGTAGTTTTTCATATACCGGTGATACAGTTACTACTTGGAATTCTTTTCTAGAAAATAAACTATCATCAAAACATTCGTTTTTACATACCGGTTATGATGCACAAGGGCACGACCTAATTTCTCGAAAGTTAATGTACCGAGCATCACATGCAATGAAAACTAATCCTGAAGAAAAAATTGTTGTTATTGCTATGTGGAGCGGCCACAGCCGTAAAGCATTTTTATCTTCTAATAACAATGATTATATAACTAGTAATATGTTAATCGAAGAAGGAAATAAAAAGTTAGCATCAATCCCAAACTATGAAACCCTGGTCGAAAAATTTAACATTAATATGTCTACTACTCAAAATATATTATTAGATGGCTCTGTTTCGCCTGCAGGAACTCCAGGCTATATTTATTGGACTCCAGGGCATCAAGTACCCCGAGTAGAAGAATTTTATCAAAAGTTTACTAATCAATACGACGATTGGGATCGACATACGTTTAGTATGCTTGCTTTACAAAATTTCTGCAAAGCAAACAACATAGAGTATTTTTGGTGTAACTATACTGATGAGTGGAAAAATTTTTATAATAGTTCACTAAAAGAGTCAGGTATACTAGATTGGATGTATACACAATTAGATTTTTCACGTTGCATAACTCATGAGGGAATGGCTAACTGGTGTAAAAATAGATTGTTTAAATCTAAACATAATTGGCATGCTGGCGACAACTCTCACCCTAGTGAGTTAGCACATAGACATTTTACATATGAAGTTTTGATGCCATTTTTAGATAAATTTATTGAACTATAATTATAAGTATTTAAACAGGAGATAAAATGAAAGTTGAAATATATAGTAAGGATAATTGTCAATTTTGCGATATGGCAGTTAAAGAATCTGAGATGAGATCTTTAGATTTTACTGTGAAAAAACTCGACGTTGACTTTACAAGAGATGAGTTGTTTGAGCAGTTTCCCGATGCTAGAACATTCCCACAAATTAAAATCGACGGCAAAATTGTTGGCGGTTTCAAAGAATTCAAAGACTACATCAAAAATAATTAAGTGACGTTTTAACTGCAAAAAATGATAAATACATGTGTATTAGGAGACATACACATGAGCAGACCAAAACCAACAGTTTTACTAGAAGTCGTAAATAAGAACACATATAAAGCAGAGCAGGTGCTTTCTGCCGATGCAATCTACAGTGTCCTACACAACGGCAAACCTATTAATCTAAGAACACTTAATACATTAGTGAGCTACCCAGGGCCTAAATACAAAAAGGTATCTTTTAGTAATCCGGGTCATGCTTTTAACTTAGCAGAGCGTCTTAATAAAATATTTCAAACTGATGATTTTAAAGTTGTTAGATATACACAGGGTGAGATAATTACGGAAGATGACATCTAATGAACCTATACAATATCAAATTGTAAACTACATTGATAAAAATCTTTTACGACCAATAAAGGACTTTTCAGACTGCTCATTGCATGAGAAGTGCTACAGAGTTTTTGCAAACTATCGAAATTCCAATAACCAACCAAAAGGCCTTAGACTAACAACTTGGGGTAAGTCTAGACTTGAAAAGTCATTTGATTCATATAAATTCGAAACTGATACAGAGCTCACAGGAAAGATTTTAATAAAGTTAGACGAGGCTATGATATGGCCATACTATGTAAACAAAAAAACAGTAATACTTTTCAATCAAACTGATGCGGCTTGGTTTAAAATTAACGGCAGTTCTCTTTCTAATTTTATAAATATCATATAATGTTTACATATATAGAAAATGTTCTGCCAACAGAACTAGCAGAAAGAATCTTTTCAAACCATTCTGAAGTTAAATCTACTGACCTAAGTAGTCACGAACGTTGGAACTATACTGACTGGAATTCACAAAATAAAATACTTCCGGAAGTATTTTTAGAACAACTTCCAGGTTCAGTTATTTTAGAAATAACTAATCACTTATTTTCTAATCAGAACTCTCCATTTTACGGCGATAAGTTAATAAAAAATACAGATGCACTTGTATTAAAATATCTACCAGGTTCGGTATTACCGATGCACAGAGATAATACCGGTTACACTTTTACTATTTTTTTAAATAAAGAGTGGACTGCAGAAGACGGAGGGCAATTTGTATGGCAAGATGAAGATACAAATATACTCAATGTTGTGCAACCAAAATTTAATTGTGGTGTATATTATAAAAACACTAGCGGAAAAAAATGTCCGTACCATGGAGTTCCAGCAAATTTATCACAAAAGAATAGAATAGCATTACAACTTTTTATAATGGAAAATAGATGGAGGATGGTATAGAGTGTTCACATATATAGAAAATATCTTACCTCTAGCCCTAGCAGAAAAAATACATAAAGATCACTTTGAAATTAAAGATACTGATAAAAGTAGTTACGACCGATGGAACGATTTTTCAACAGGCAATAAGACATTACCAGAAGTTTACATAGAGCCGTTATCAAAGAGTGTAGTACTAGAGATAACCACACACTTATATAATGATCCTAATTCTCCATTTTACGACGATAAATTAATAAGAAACACTGATGGTGCAGTACAAAAATACCCAACCGGTTCAATCCTACCAATGCACAGGGATAGTGCATTATACTCTATAACTATATTTTTGAACAAGGATTGGACTGCGGAAGACGGCGGCCAGTTTGCTTGGCGTGATGACGAAACAAATATCTTACAGTTAGTACAACCTAAATTTAATTGCGGTGTTTTTTACAAGGGTAGCATGGATACTAAATCTTCATATCACGGAATGCCGGTCAATTTATCACAGAAAACTAGAGTAGGATTACAACTTTTCACGTGGAAACCTAGCAAAACTGCTAATCCTACTGCTATTTTACTTGAAAATCAATAACTTATAATGGTTGACAACTTCTTATTTGATGCTATACTATATGTATAGTTAATTAAGGAGTAACTTATGTCAATTTTAGAACCAACATTTAAATTTACTTGGGACAACGATAAAACCGTTGATGCCAATTTCACAGAGTGGTATACACTCAATTGCGAAGAGCGTTCTGCTTTTCAAGAAGCAACTTTAACTAGGGACGAAGCAGTAGAAATATTTGAAAAAATGTTTAATGTTTCGGTTGACAAATCTTAATACGGTGCTATACTGTATAGGTAACTTAGAAAACAAGGTAGGTAATAAATGGACACATTAACATCAAGACCAAGCGAAGTGAAGCCGATTGTACTCCGTGCAATGCAGGCACACCGTCCAATCTTTATTTGGGGGCCTCCGGGCATTGGTAAATCTGAACTAGTAGAAGACATTACTTATAATGAACTTCCTGGTAACAATCTTATGATAGACATGCGTTTGGCACTTATGGAGCCAACTGACTTGCGTGGCTATCCTTTCCGTAACCCAGATACAAATCAAATGGAGTGGGCACCAGCGGCTGATCTTCCTACAGAAGAAATGGCTGAAGCCTATGACAACATTGTTTTGTTCCTGGACGAACTTAACTCTGCACCTCCAAGTGTGCAGGCCGCGGCTTACCAACTTGTCCTTAATGGCAAAATTGGCCAATACGTTCTTCCTAAGAATGTAAAAATTGTTGCCGCAGGTAACAGAGAAACTGACCGAGGTGTTACATTTAGAATGCCAGCACCTTTGGCTAACAGATTCCGTCATATTAACATGGACGTGAACTTCGAAGACTGGCAACAATGGGCAGTGAACAACGATGTTCACCCTGATGTAGTTGGTTACTTGTCATTTGCTAAACAGGATCTATTTCAGTTTGATGCAAAGACTAGTTCACAATCTTTCCCAACTCCAAGGTCTTGGGTATTTACGTCAGACATGCTGAATGTAGATGGCTTCGAGCAAGCAAGTCCCAGAGAGCAAAAGGCTGAAGTTGCTGGTGCTATTGGTGAAGGCATGGCTATTAAGTTTTTAGAACATCGTAAGATTGCTTCTAAACTGCCTAACCCACAAGACGTTATCGATGGTAAAGTAGATACCCTTGATAGCAAAGTGGCTAAAGAAATTTCAGCAAAATATTCGCTGACTGTTAGTCTTGCTTATGAGCTGAATGACATCTATCAGAAAGATGGTGTTGATGGTGCGTTTAAGCCTGCGATCAACAATGTTGTTAAATTTGCGTTTGACAACTTTGAGCCCGAAATGGTAGTGTTCTTTTTGAGAACTATCATGAAGGACTACAAGATTATGTTCAACTTGAGAACTACGTTGGACAAAACTCTCCAAAAAACATTCCAAGAGAGGTACGTTAAATACATCACCTAAGGGAGGGTGAACGATCAAAAACCTTGTGCGCCTACCTATGTTACTCCCTACCTAAGCATGAGGTTTTTAAACCCCCGGAAACGGGGGTTTTTTTATTCAAAATCAGCAACTTATAATGGTTGACACGATCACAAAAGATGCTATAATATACATATTAGTTAGGAATTTAGGAGTATACATGTCACAGTCAGCAACTAAGACACGCGAAGAAACAGCAAAAGATCGTATTGCTAAGACCACCGCACATATCCCAGAAACTACTTTGTCGCATGATGAAGTAATGGATATGCTCATTAAGGCTCGTATCGATATGCTTATGGATGCTCCTTTCTTTGGTAACCTAGCAACTAGGCTCAGATTAAAGGACGCAACTGAGTGGTGTCCTACACTTGCTACAGACGGCAAGTATTTTTATTACAATAGGCATTTTGTTGCCGCAATGAATGAGAAAGAACGTATCTTTGGTATGGGTCATGAGATTCTTCATTGCGTATACGACCATATGGATTCTGCAAGACGTGGTGATCGTAATCCTACACTTTGGAACATTGCTAACGATTATGTGATCAATGCAGATCTAATTGATGCTAACATTGGTGAGCAAATTAGACTAGTTGAAATTTGTCATGATTGGAAATATCGTGGCAAGGTATCAGAAGAAATTTATGACGAGCTGTTCAAAGAAATGGAAGAGCAAGGTCGTATTCAATATGTAGATTCATTTGATGTGCATCTAGATCGTGAAGATGGCGATGACGAAGGCTCAGGTGAGGGCACCGAGGGCGAAGGTGATAACGACGGCTCTAAAGGTCCTGTTAAGTATACTGCTGAAGAAAAAGAAAACATCAAACAAGAATTTCAGAATGCTGTTATGCAATCTGCTAAGGCGGCTGGTGCTGGCAATTTACCGGGTGGTGTAAAACGCATGCTCAAGGACTTGTTGAATCCGCAATTAGATTGGAGGCAACTTCTTGCTATGCAGATTCAAAGTGTTATTCGATCCGACTACACTTTCCAGACACCTTCACGTAAGGGCATGAACGAAGGCATTTGGTTACCTGGTATGGACCGTGAGACCACAATTGATATTGCACTTGCACTTGATATGTCTGGTAGTATTTGCGACGAAATGAGTCGAGACTTCTTATCAGAAGTAAAAGGCATTATGGATCAGTACACTGACTTCCGAATTCACTTGTTCTGTTTTGATACTAGTGTACATAATCCACAGCAATTTGATCAAAGTACTATGGATGATTTTATGAATTATGAACTTGTTGGAGGTGGTGGTACTGACTTTGATTGTTGTTTCGATTACATGAAAGAACAAGGCATTCAGCCTAAGAAATTTGTGATGTTCACAGATGGTTACCCTTGGGACAGTTGGGGTGACGAATCTTACTGTGACACACTGTTTATTGTACACGGTGGCGGTTATGGCGAGCCTCCTGTAGCACCGTTTGGTATCACTGTTCCATATGAAAGAAACGATGCTAAATTAATGGGATAATTTATTATGGGATTTAAACTCACCTCTCAAGAACTTGCATTAATGCAAGGTACACCAGAAGTAATCACTATGCTAAGAAATAGAGTATTAGTAGACACCGATTTAGTTGATACAGTACAAGACTTTTTAGAAGTTAATGCACAAGATCTGTGGCATAGTAGTGGCCGTGTTTTTTATTTTTTAAACGGCATAGATTACGGTAATGTAATGCAAATTCAATCAAATCCTAACCAGAAATTCTAATTTATAATTAACATACCTGTTAAATAGTATTACTAACTTTACAGGAGTTTAAACGTGACAGACGAACAAATTACAAATGAAGCAGTAGAAGGACAAGAAAATCCCGCTCCTAGTTTAGGACTTGGTGAACTTGGTACACTTTTACAAATTGTTGACCTTGCTACCCAAAGAGGTGCATTCAGAGGCAACGAATTATCACAAGTTGGTGCAATTTATGATAAGTTAAACACTTTCCTAAGTTACATTCAACAGCAACAAGAAGCCAATGCAGAAGAAGGAGCGGAAGAAGCACCTGCTGATGCTGAAGCAGATAGTGGAGAAGAATAATGGCACAAGTAATGAAACATGTCGGCAAAGTAGGCGAGAAGCCTTGTGTCGTAATCTTTAGAGAAGTTCCAACAGAACCAGAAAATGCTCTAGTTGTTAAAACTAGCAATCTAACTGATGAGCAACATGATGCTCTTATGAACGTTGTACAGAGTGCAGAAGCACAAGAAGCAAACGAAGTATCAGAAGTGTTGCACAGACGTCAGTTCCCAGACGGTACTAACATGCTCACAGCATTGCATACTATGAACAAGATTGAAAAAGTAGCAACTAATTTAGTTATGCTAACTCCTGTTCCTGGTCAAAGTGTACCTCTTACTGAAGTAAATCTAGAGATTAATAAAATTAAAAACAACTCTAATCCACCACTTAAAACTGAGGTAGATCCTGTTAGTGTCGATACTAGTCCGTTACCAAACGAAATAGTTGAGACCACTACTACTACTGATAACGGTAGTGAACCAGAGTCGGTTGCCCAAAACATTTTATTCCAAGCAGACCTAATGATAGAAGATGCAAATAGAATGTTAGCAGAAGCAGAAGCAAAGAGAGAAGAAGCATACGCATTAGATCCTTCGCTAAAGCCAAAGAAAGGTCCTGGCAGACCTAAAAAATCTTAATAAAAATACAAGGTGGATAAATGCCGTCGTTTAGTACGAAGGTTGTACTTTTGGGTAAAAGCACAACAAAAAAGAGCAAGCAAGTACATAAGGAAATACTTAACAACATTCAACCCACCGAAGTACCAAAAGAGTTTATAGACTCTATTACTGTTACGTTTTCTAATCAAGAAGTTGTCCCTTTTAATGTTAAAAATTTAAAGGGCAACTTCTCATTAGAAGAAGTACACGATTTCCTCAAAGAATACAAAGCCACAGACAAAGTAGAACTTATAGAAATAGCACTAGATTTGGACTATATCACCAAAGATCTAGAGGAAAAGAGCAGTTCTTTTCTGGGCAAACATTTCGAAAACTAATAAAATCAAGCACTTACACCTATAAAAAACCAGAAATTCTGGTTGACAAATCCTACTTTTTTGCTATAATATATGTATAGTTTAAATAAAAAGGTAGGAGTTTTTATGTTGAATATTAGAATTTTAGGTATGCAAAAAGAGCCAACAGGCTTACAGAAAGGGTGTGAAATCCACGACTTCCAATACAGAACCAGAGATGCTGAAGCATTTGAAAAGGGTAAACAACTTGTAGAAGAGTTTGTTGCTAACTTAGATTTTGTTCCTGCAGATGATGAGTTCTACATCATTGATGACCCAATGCAAATCACTTTAGGTGAGTATGAAGATACTGGTAAATTTCCTGGTATGAATACTTTGGTATTGCAACTTGAGAAATTAGGTTTCTTTGCTAAAAGTGTAAACTACAGGACTGCTGAGTATAGACCAGAGTTTGCTAGAGCATTTAATAATGCTGTTAGTTCACCTGAGAATATCAACGAAGATGGTTCAATTAACTGGAACTTTGTTGATGCTGATCTTTACAGTTCAGAGCACAGACCAAACAGCGATGCTGAGTACTACAGATTGTACGAAAGTATTGCTACCCAATATGATTTGGCTAACGGTATTATTCAATAATGATTGAGATACTTCAAGAAACAACCGACTGGGGCAAGTACCCAGTCGCCAATGGAATATATCATGTCAACAGTGCTGGACATCTTGTTCAGCACAATGACGTTGTGTTTAAGAATCCACTTAAAGGCTTTAGCAAGGCTCGTAGGAAGTTTACTAAAATTGGTGAGCGTCCAGAAGAGTTTAGCAAAGATGTAATTGTGGTTCAAGGTTCAGGGGGCAAAACATACACCATAGAAGATGGTAAGTGTAGTTGTCCTGGTTTTACTTTTAGAGGGAATTGTAAACATGTCAAAGAAAATAGTTGATATTATTTTAATCGGTGCAGTAATTTTTGCTGTAGTTGGTTGTGCTAGTGGTGGTGGGAGTGCTGGAATCTCTACAACTAATACCCCGCCATCCGGTAGCACTGGTGGTAGCACACCAACACAACCGTACCAAACAATTCAACCAATTGTTTATAACTACTCACTAGATCCAGATGGTGATGGTACTCCAAGTGATTTTAGTGTCACATATCAAAGTAGCACATATCGAGACGAGTCGCAGTTTCCTAAGACAGACAAATATAAAATTGCTGACTATGGGTTTTTTGAAATCACTACCACTGGTAGACATTCTGGTGTAACAGGTGTTGAAGCACAGGATCCAGGGCCTTTCCGAGTTGCTGGTATTGTTCATAGAGCGGACCTTAACGGTGATGGCCATGAAGACTTTTATTATGAAGACTTCTTCGAAGGTAACCGAGAAGATATGCCACGTTCATTTTTACATGCATTTATTAATGACGGAAACGGGCACTTTGTATATTCACCTGACCTATTTGAAGGCTCGACATGTATTAATTACGGCAATTTAGACTTTAAAGACGATCCTAATCACGAGTGCGGATTCAATACTCATTTGCAAAGGGGACTGGTAGCAGACTTTAACGGTGATGGCATTGACGACTTTTGGAGAACTGGCGTTTATTTTCTAAGTTCAGATGGTAAAATTGTAAGGCAAGATGATTTACAACCAGATTTCTTTTTTGACCCGCTTGAAGATTCGTGGATGTCCGGACAATACACTCATGATCAATATGCAGGTGATGCTGATGGTGATGGTGATCTAGATATCTTTGGTAACTATCATGGTGGAATGTCCATGCTAATAAACGATGGCGCAGGCTCATTTAAGACAGTGAATACTAACTTTATGGACACAGGAAGAATGAGTGCTAACACTGCGGTCATCGGAGATTTTAATAATGACGGTATGGGAGATGTTGCAGTAGGCTGGATGAGACCAGAGTATGCTTTTGATGAGGGCTTTGGTAACACCTATCAACATAGTGCAGGTGCAGTTTTTTGGAACGACGGTAACAACGATTGGAGCACTAGGTGGTCAGAACTGCCGGATAATTATTATGGTGCTCAGGGCAATGCCAATGATATGGAAGTTATAGATATCAACGGAGATGGGTTACTAGATATTGTACTAGCATCTACACGTTGGGAGCCTTATTATCAAGGTAGAGCAGTACAGTTTTTCTTAAACAATGGCGACGAAACTTTTACTGATGTTACTAGCTCTTATAATCCAGGTATTGGTAAGTATGATACGGGTAGTGGTAACGGTTGGTGGAACGGTGAAGGGTCTCTGCACATTCTAGATTTTGACAGAGACGGTGATATGGACATCGTTGATAGTGTGAACAACACTTATGTTTTACTTAATGATGGTAACGGTGTGTTTGAAATGTATGACGACTATCCACGTATGAACGAATGCGGTGGTTGTATGTATTTTCCAGTAGAAATAGACGGTAAGTGGCAATATGATTTTATAGGTTATACTGATGAGCCTGGTTACGATAGTTTTACTGCCACATTTTTTCAGGTGTTAGATCCTCCTCTAATGCAGATGATGCAGGATATAACAACTAAACCACAAGGGTATGCAAAGACCGTGTTTAACTCTAAGATGCTGTTAGACGGCGTTAGAGACGCTACTAGAGGGTCTAATATACTGTTTAACCACACAGAAGGTTCTAGTATGCTTGGTTATAGTGGCAATATAAACGACCAATACGGGTTTTTTATTGCACAATTAGACGGTACTAGTACAGGTGGTGTAGTTGGATTTGACTTCGATTATGACAATGTACACACTGGTGTATACTATGTAGATAATACACTAGAAGCATTTAACGACACTATTTGGTACGGTACCGGTACTGCTGATGTCGATTATAACAGCATTAACACCTTCACAGAGTTTGCTTTTGCAAAAGATAACTTTGTGTATACTCTTGGTGCAGGCTTTGCTTACACGACGGTACAGAGCTTCACAGAGCGTGATTCTGCAGTGAATGTTAAAGTAAACAGTTTCACTATGCTTGATATGACACTGTTTGCAGATGCCAAATATGTTATACAAAGTAAATTTGGCACCACTGCTTTTGGTATTGGATTAGATCATTATCAAAGTCTAAGTACTTCAGATATTAACTTTGCAGACTATCTAAAATATGAATTTAAAGATCGTTTAACAGTAGGTTCTATTGACTTTGTACATAGTTTTGGTCCACTATACTTTAAGGCAAGTGCCAATACAGAGTCCTTAAATACATACGAATTAGGATTTATAGTAAACTTGTAATCTGCGGAATGGCCACTTCGGTGGCCCATTTCTCCTGAGCCCAAGCAGATAAGTGATGACAATGATTATGATCTGGGTGCTCTGCGGCATTACCACCTTGTCGGTTGTTGTCCCATTGTAGAGCAAAAGCAACTCCAGTTATACATAAACTTTCTTCTGGTACAAATATCCAATCATTATACATTTCATCGTATACATTTCTTTCGTGTTTCTCGTATTCCCAATTTTCATCTTTTGAAATATGAACACTTTGCATATAATTAAATGTATTAGGGCAGAATAAAAATTTTACATTGTGCCTCTGCATTTTTGTAACAGCACTTTCCATCATGTAATATTGTTTGTGTGCTTCTATGTCATCATCATAAAGATTTAAATAGTAGTTTCTAAATGCATAAAACTGTTCAGCATTCATATGCCAATCTAGTTCAGGCCACTCTTTGAGTGCTTCCTCGTAGGAGCTCATGAGGTTACCAAATGTAACTAATCCAGTAATACTTTGCGAAATTATGGTAGGATCAAAATCTTCTTTACCGTATTCAGGATGGCATCTTTCGTTGTCAAAGAATTTGTCAACAGAGTAGTCTAACTGTTTTAATCCTTTGGTAGGACTATATTTTTTACCTTTGTGATTCCAAACAACTCTACATGCTGTGGTCCAATTAACCACAATAAAATCTGCTTTAAGCACATCAATAGCATAATCAATTTGTAACCTTATGCCAAAATTATCACATCCTACCCTAGCAATATTTTCGTATTCCCATCCAAAGTGCTTGGCTATAAAATAGCCATACTCGGTGTCCGGATAACTCGGATCTCTACTGCTCCAACTGCAACCACATACGACTAATTTCATAACAATATTTAGTTAAATAAGTATATGGATATTCTACATATCGGTAATCAGAAATATGCACTCATAATTGTACCATGGGCTGTAGCACCGGACACAAGTAAACTCGATGATAGTACTACAGTTGTATTTTGGTATAAGCAAGAAGCCAGATTTTTCAATATGACAGATTTTCAAAATCTTACTGAATATGATTTGTTTGAAACTGATCCAATGCAAGATCCTATATATGAAAATTTAAAAAATTTTTTGGATAAAAACAAATTAGAAGATTACATATGGATGGATTGCAATCATAGAAACCAAGAGTTGTATCCTGAACGTTGCATATATATGCCAAATTATTTATTCGGTAGAACAATAATCCCTAATGTATCGTCCAGGCCTTACATGTTTAGCACGTTTAATAGAAGAGTATCTCTTGCAAGATTAAAGATTATAGATTTTTTAAAAGATAAAAATTGTATTTGGAGTGCAGGGCACTGCGATGAAGAAGATCCTAACATAACTAAAGATTTACGTGAAACCATGAAACTATTTCCAAAAACAGTAGATACAGATTTTACTAAAATTGGAGAGCCCATGATGACACCTCTAGAGTTATATCAATTGGCAGACTTTCATATAGTAAACGAAACTGACACATGGTACGATCCTAATTATACATTTATTACAGAAAAAACGTATAACTGTTTTTCTAGCCACACTCCTTTTATTTTATGCGGTCAGCCATATACCTTAGAACATCTCAGAGACATAGGCTTTAAGACTTTTAGCAATTGGTGGGATGAAAGTTACGATTCTATCAAAAGTACAAATGATCGAATACTTGCTATTTTTGATGTAATAAACTATATTGAAAAAAATGCAGAAACCATTAAACCTAAACTGAACGATGTTTTAGAGCATAATGCAAATATAATGACTAGATTCGACGAATACCCTTATACTATGCACAAAATTTTAGAAACACGATCTTTTAAAAGTGAGTTAAAATAGTATTGCTGTGCTTCTGGGCTAATATGGTATGTTAGATCTTTACCAGGATTGTCAGCATAATCGGTCCAGCCTTTTATTTCTATATCATGAAACCTCAGCATACTGGCAATTCCCTGTATATTAAATTCTTCTGGTATCGGATTTATCAGATGTTCGTAATCATACAAGTTACTGTTTGATGCTTGCATAAACAATAATGTATTGAGACTCATTAAATATTTTGTATTGCTTTTTTCTAAATCATATATTGCACTTTTTACATAGTGCATCTGTTTAGCAACATCAAGGTCTTCTCTATACCAATGTAAAAAATAATTTTTCATTGTTAGAAATTGTTTTTCGGTTACTGTTAAACCCCGACTATGTAATTCATTCTCTAACCAATCGCTGTATGACTCTTGGTCTAAGATTGTTGTTATACTGTTAAATAAAAAGTTTGGATTTTTAGTAGGGTTTGCAGGGTGTGAGTGGTTAACTGGTGACGTAGGGTTTATTGTGTAATCAAAGTTTTCTATGGTTTTACTAAAATCGTAAAGAGCATCTGTTTTTGCCCACTCTGTTCTGCACGGTGTTGTCCAATTAACAATAATAAAATCTGCTTTAAGTGTGTTGATTGCGTAATCTATTTGATTTCTAATTACAAAGTTGCTTGCACCTACTGTGGCAAGATTAGTATATTCTAAATCAAAATGTTTAGCCGCTAATGCGCCGAACTCTGTATCAGGTAATGTGTTATCTCTGCTTGACCAACTGCAACCGCATACGACTAACTTCATCTTTTACTACCTCCTTACATTTGCCACACTGTGTTCCACATTTAAATATAAGATTTGGATTCCTCTGAATGTCCGATTGCTTTATATTATTGCAGATACAGATGATCATTTATATTTGCTCCACCATTTCTTGGTAACTTCATCGGTTGATTTCCAACTGTACCAAAAGGTGATTCCACCAAATATCATAGGCATGAGAAATATAAAAAGTAAACCAATTAATCCTAAATCAATCATCCTTTATATCTCTCTGCCAAGTATTGTTCGTGTTGTTTCCATTCGCCATTATCAACAAATCCCCATTCTCTTAATTGGGGGCCTGGGATAAAAAGAGTCCAAGTATCAACGCCAGGTTCCAACTCAATACGGTGTAGGCTACGACTGCCTGCAAAGCGTATCGTACCTCTGGACCTCCAGTGCTTGCCAGTCGGCGTGTACTCGTAATAGCCACCTTTAAGGATAATAGTGCAATAAGGCCAAGGGTGATCATGTAAATCATCCGGGTCTCCTTTGTGAAAGTTGTGTAAGAAAATGTTAAAC